CTTTTTATCCATATATGCTTGAAGACCTGCAGGTATCTTACCCTCGTCTAATCTTCTGAGTTCCTCTAGAGTCGCATCAATTTTTGCAATGAGTTCTTCCTCATAGGATTCTTTGAGATGATCTGCCATCTCATACAGCATCTCGCCTGTTGTCTCATTAATTTTATATCTGTTTTGCCATGCGGGTGTATTTCCAACCTTGTCTGCATTTGTAAGCAAATATTTGCCATCGTTCATGGAAGCATAAGCTGCTGCCAATCCGGTCATATCATCATTGAATAATCCCATTGGGGAAACCTACTGAAATTTATCAATAGTATTTATAGATCTCCCGCCTTACGATTCTCAGATTGATGCACATTAAACTCACCACCGGGATATCTTTTCTTTAACTTATCTACATTCATTTCAATAATCTCATCGAATGTTGTATCAAGTGCCATACAAGCCTGTGCGATATACCAACAGATATCACCGAGTTCTCTCTTCATGTGAAAGACATTATCTTCATTATATGGTTTACCTTGTAGTATGATTTTCTTCACTACCTCAGAAAACTCACCAGACTCTGCTGTAAGTCCAAGTGCAGCAGTCAATAACTGTGGAAGATTACAATCATCCTCTAACTCAAGTTTATTCATACGAGTTAAAAGTGCTGCGTAATCTAAACTTTCTGCACTCGTTACATCATGCACGAAGTCAAGGTATTTTTCAGTGTCTACTGGCATTTTCTTAAAAGGGTTTTCTCTATTAGGATCGTTTCTGGTATAGTCATACCAAAATTCTGAATGTTCAGGTTCATCATAAGTGCTCATTAGAATTTAAAGTCGCCGAATGTTTTTTTGAATTTTGATTTGTCCTCATCATACTCTGTTTCTTGTCCATTGTCAATGATATCCTCTTGTGCTTTCTGTTCACAATCATACAATCTCATTTTTGCACGATCAATACCAACAACAAAACGTTTGTGAATTGTTGGATCGTTGTATCTGTTCTTTAATTGTTTAACCATTATTTGGTTTAACGTTTCCAGTTCCTCAGTAGATATAAGAGCAAACATAAGATCAGCAGTGGCTGGAAGACCAAAGGACTCACTTGTGTCAGTAAGATCGACATCACTACTAGAAAAGCCAGAGCGAGTCGTCTGAGTAGCGGAGACGATAGGAACATTAGCTTCAACTGCAAGACCACGGAGTTCTTCCGCAATCGCTTTGATATACGAGTAAGAATTGACATTTCCTAATTTAGAGTAACGACTTGATGCACAGATATTTAAATAATCTATGAATATTATATCAGGTTTAAATGATTTTTTCAACGACAGTTCATTAAGTAATGATTTAAAATGACCTGAGTGTGCAGATGCTGTTGGATATTCTTTAATAATTAAAGTTCCTTGTGTTTTCTTTGCGATACCATTTACCTTTTTATCAAACATTGGTTTCGGTAAATCAGTAATATCTTGTATGGATACGTTTAAAAGATTAGCATCAATTCTTTCTGCAATCTTTTCTTCAGCCATTTCAAGTGTGATGTATAATACGTTCTTGCCTTGGAGTAAAACACTACTTGCGACATGACACATAAACAAAGATTTACCAACACCAGTGCCAGCGAGAGCAATATTGAGTGTTTTATTTGGAACCCCACCCTTCGTAATCTTATTGAAAAAATCGAGGTCGAATTGAATTCTTTCTTCCTTTCTGTGATATAAGTCATATCTTTCTTCGTAGTCTTCTAAGTAATCGTGTCCTACATGATTATCAAATGATACTGCTAATGCATCTGAAAGAATCGATGGTATTGCATCTTTATTCTTTTTACTCTCATCACCATCAGCAAGTTGAATAGATTCCATCAGTGCGAGATAAATTGCACGATCACGACACCACTTTTCAGTAGTATCCATCAACCATTGATAATCAACTGGTGTATTAGTTAGGAAACCATTGAGTTCACGAATCTCTTTGACTTCTGTTTCAGTAAGGTCTGTGCGATTATCAACTTCAATATTTAAAGCTTCAATCGTAATCGTTGAACCATACTTGACAATGAACTCTGCAATCTGTTCAAAGGTGACTCTTTCAGATTTATTTTCAAAGTAATCGGGTTCAATGAAAGGGATAACTTTACGAGAATATTCTTCATTGTATATTAAGTTTTGGAGTATTGTGGTTTCAATCCGATCCATAAGAGAACTGCTTCTTCGCAATAGTGTCGAGTTGTTTCATTATATCATCTGTAAAATATTCTGTTGGATTCTTTAATATCTCTTTACCATATATTTTCTTACCGTTCATTTCATATCGACCTGCTACATTCTTCCACATACCACCAAGTTCTCCTAACTCAAGAAGACCATAGTATCTGTCAAGTCCTCTCTCATCATAGTAGAGTCTTATTTCGACTTGTTGGTTTTCTTTGGAGAGTCTTGATTTAGCCGTCTTAGCTTTAATAATGTTTCCAACAACTTCTGTCTTATCCTTTTCCTTTTTTTTGCTGAGATAAATGATCGTAGAAGCGGCATATTTGAGACCAGAGCCTCCTCCCATTTCTTTAGTTGGGACATAAGATCCGATGACATCGTAAGTATGATTTGTGACTATAAGTGGAATATTTGCTTGACCAAGTTTCAAAGTAAGCATTCTAAATGCACCTTTAACAAGTTGTGATTTGGTCATGTCACGAACTTGTTTATCGTTAAGTGCGTCAGTAATTTCTTTCTCTGTTGACAACATACCAAGAGAATCCAACACGAACATACAGGGTTTACGATTCTCTTCTTCTGTCTTCAAGTATATATCAACTGCACGAAGTGCTTTACTTCGGAACTCTTCTATAGTGACGACATTTACAACAACAAGTCTTGTTTGATCAATTCCACGAGATGCAAGTAATCCCTTGGTGATTGCAGCTTCAGTATCAAAATAGAGACAATACCCATCAGGGTTAGTGTCCAAAAAGTTCTTGACAACAGCAAGGGCAAAGTAAGTCTTTCCAGTAGAGCTTTCGCCAGCGATGGCAGTAATCTTATTACTAGAAACACCACCATAAATGGAACCGCTAACCACTGCATTAAAGATGTATGATCCTGTGTCGATGAATCTTTCTGTTTCATCTATATCCTGTGCAACTTTTGTAAAATCATCTCCAATCTCTTTTACAATTTCTTTCAAGAAATCCATTCTTTACCCTCTTTACGATGATGTACTTCAACATAGGCTTGACACTTTGGACAAGATAAATTAGTTACGAAGTCATATGCATGGTCTTCGCCATAGAACTCTTCTTCTAAATCGTGGTCTCCACCCCAGATGAGTTCAGTGCCACAGTGCCAACAATCCATTTTATTTTTATTATACTATTTTTTCACTTAAACGTCAAGGTTATATTGATATTCCCTTTTCTTCACGCAGTATTTTTTTATAAGGTCCGCCAGGATTATTATCTCTGACTTCTTTTACTTCCTTCAAAAGATGATATAGTCGTGCATCTCCTCCAAGAGAAAGAGCATTTACGATTGTTTCTAAATCGTTATCATTAATAGGTAATTCCATTAGGAAAAAAATAGTTCTAAGTTTACAGTTTTTTCAACATTCCACCCGATTGCATCGAGGATTGCTTTGAGTGGCTCGACAAAACTTTTATCGAATTGTAAATCGTAATCAACATACTTCTCAAGTCCAAGTTCTCTAGGGAAGTCTTGAATGAATGATATTACATTCTCTTGAATAATATTTGGTTTTTGTAGGTAAAGAAATTTGACTTTCTCTCCATTACTGATGAGTGAATATTTATTGTCTAACTTTTTCTCTTTCACATAATGATTAAACAATAATGCACCCCGTATATGTATAGGAGTTCCCTTTTCATAAATCATAGAGTGTGATTTATACTTCTGAACATTTGATGCAGTGCGAGGAAATGCAATCTCTTCTGGTGGTAGTTTTTTAAATTGTTTTCTGGACTCATCAATAAAATCTATCACATCTTCTTCTGTTCCATTCATCATTAACTTAAGTGCATTCTTAATAAGTAAACGACATGGAGCAGGAGTTGATGACTTCACTGCTTCAATACCCATCATCTTAAGATTTGGTTCTTCATATCTTACTCCTTCACTATCCCATACATTTAAAATATATCTTTTCTTTGCTGTCCATATACCACGATCTGCAATGTTCTCTCGTTTCATAAACATCTTCTGGTCATAAGCATTTACGTACTTGGCCAACGTTTCATAAGAACTCGTAATATATTTTTCAAGTTCCATCTCACACACCTTATTAAGGAACGAGCAAATGCTCGCACCATCCTTCTCTCGATCTTTGTATATGACCTCCACCAGAGGACCAAGGTTAAGGTAGATACTATCAGTATCACTAGCAATGACATAATCTTCATCCTCCGTTTTCAATATTTTGTTGAGATAATTGTTCATGCGGTTTTCAATCCAACGAATTGATACCTGTCCTGATAAAGTAATTGCTTCTGCGTTTGCTAATTTATAATATCGGAAGTATTGATTACCAATCGCACCATAGGCAGAGTTAAGAGAAATCTTCTTTGCCATCTGAATATTGTTACAACGAGCAATCTCTTTTGTAAGTTCAACAGTAGGACTTTTTTCATACTTCTTCTTTGCAGTAATCATTCTCTTCTTGAAGATGACTCTTTCATTATACATCTTCTCCATCAGTTCTGGTAAGAACCCACGAACATCTTTACGGAACATTGCACCATTCGCACAGATTGCATTGTCCTTATACATTTCAAATGTAAGTTCCTCATTGAGTATCTTATCAACTGTTACTGATGGGTGCTTTACATCTAAAAGAGTTTCGGGTGAAATATTATATTGCATGATCAAATGTGGATATAGACTATTCAAGTCAAATGATACAACCCAATCATACTTGCCAGGTATTGGTTCTTTTACATATGCACCTGCATACTTCTCTGCTTTATCAGACCTTTCTTTTGGAGGTATAACAATATTTCTTTTCTTAAGATAGTTGTAAATAATTGTGTCCCACATACGCACCTGATAGAATACATCTTCATAGTTGACCTTTGCATCATACGCCATTGTCAGGGCAAGTTCAATCAACTTCATCTTGTCTTCTAATCGGTCAACAAGTTCAACGTCAATAATGTTATATTCAACAAACTTCTGCCAACCTTTTGTATAGAAGTCCTTAAATGTATCAAACTCAGAGTGGTCAAGTTTCTTTTGTCCAAGTTCAACACTTGCAATATAATCCAAACGATATGATTCTTGTGCCTTGTATGTAAACTTCTTATATAAGTCAAGATAATCTAACTGAGATACACCACCAATATCATATGAAATATGTCTACGACCTGCAATAAATGTTTCACATTCAGTTACTAGACCCCAAGGTGACATACGTTTCATCAACTTATCACCAAGAACTCTTTCTAATCTACGACAAACGTATGGTATATCATATAACTTACTGTTCCAACCTGTAATAACTTCTGGTGTATTATCTTCAATCATCCACCAATTAATGAATGCATTTAGAAGATCATACTCTGTACTGAATGACTTGTAAATAACATTCTTCTGCTTATTGTTAAAATCACCTAGACCCCAAGTAGTAATTTGTTTTGTTGTATAATCTTGTATTGATATGAGAAGTATTTCTTCCGCAGCAGATTCTACATCAGGGAAACCATTCTCTGATTTGACCTCAATATCAAGAGTAACTAATTTAATCTTTTCAATATCAAACTTTAATTCTTGCTCTGGATATTTGTCAGAAATATATTGATAGATAAATCTTTCATTACCATAGATGTTAAAGTTTTCTACCTCATTATATTTTTTAATAAACTCACGACAATCTCTTACAGTGCCAGGTTCAATTGACTCTACATAATCTCCTTCTAATGTTTTATATCTTGTTCTCTTCTTCGAATCAACAAAAAGGGTTGGATAAAACTTCTCACGAGTGGCGAAGTGTTTTCCATCTTCATATCCACGAACTAAGAAATTGTCTCCAACCATTTGGACGTTTGTATAAAATCTCATTTCTTATCAACAAGATCCATATATTTTTCTACGATTGATGGTGCGGGGTCTGCCATAGTTAATATCTTATCAGAAGATATCATAAATTCACGGGTTTTTGTAAAATTACTTAACCATTTTGTAAGCACAACTTTACCCTCTTGAATTGTTAGTTTCTCATCAGTTGTTGTCAGAGTCACAGGATTTAATAATTTACAATCTGGTTCTCCAACTTGAGCACCGACTTCTTCTATCTCACTCACTAAGATTTTGTTGTTGGCCAACGCTATTAACTTGATTACCTTTGCCATTAATTTTCTCCAAATACATTTTTTTAATTGATTCTAGGGGTTCGACCAAAGCCACCACCTGATTGATAGGAACTGGTATTTCTTTATCTGCTGATCCTAATATCCAAGGAGATAAAGATACCTCGATTGAACTCTGATTATTTTCTTCTCTTGAATATGAAAATTGATTAAAATCAACGACATGTGGATCTTTAAACAAATAAGCAACTGGTTCTTCACCAGACATTATCTCTTTAAAATCTGCGATAACTTGTTGTTGTGTTTTTAAAACTGCAATCTTAATTGTCATTTTTTATCTTACCATATTGATTTGATAGTTTATCTAAAAACTCTTCGATTGATAAATCTTTATTCCAATTTTTTTCATGATAGATAAAATCATAATTATTGGTTTCTTTATTCAATCTAAATCCTACATCAACTCCGATTGAAAAGTCAACTTCAATCGTTTCAAGATCTTCATAGTTACGATCACTAAGTAGAACTAATTCGATTACTGATGTTCCTTTCCAAGGAGTGTTTGGTCTTTCATTAATCTCTTCCAGAGATTTTAATAATATAGAACGGTCTTGAAGTTTTGTTTCTAAAATGTCAAAACTCATAATCCATTCCAGAATGTATCTGATGGTGTCTGCATGTTTCTTGATATGACATACAAACCTACATTACATAAAAACCAATAAACATTGGTTACCCAAGCTTGTCTCCAACAATATTTGCGGTTAGTCTGAACAATATAATCATTTCTCTCATTAATTGATGCATCAACAGATAGAGGTCTGACTTTAAGATATTGCTCCAATAGTAATGAAATAACAAAACCTATAGCAAAGATATAAAACAACAGATTCAATAAACCTGCCATTGAAAATAAAAATGATAATGAAAAAATCTTTATTAAGTGATTAATCTTATTGCCAATTAAGACAAATGCTAAAGATAACAAGATACCAATTAAGAAAACAGACGTGATGTATAAATTAGTGAAACTTAAACCTTGGAGCGTAGCCATGATTTTCCAAATTGACAAAATACATGTCAGAAAAAAAGATGATATTATTAAAAATATTGTAAGAGACTTAAACTTCATTAGCCCTCTTTCCAATTAATCTAAAATAAATAACCATGAAACTAAGAAGTAACATGACAATTACTATTGAAACAGCAGAGCCCATCCCAATATCTGATACTGCAAACCCTTGTTGATAAACATTAATAGGTAAAGTTCTTGTACCTGATGCCCCACCGGTTAATAAAAAGATATCTTCAAATTTATTAAAGTTCCAAATAAACCTAATCATAAATAAAATTGAGATAATGGCTGTAATTTGAGGCAGTGTAATATGGATAAATTTTTGAATCGGGCTTGCTCCATCCACCTCTGCTGCTTCATACAAACTTTGTGGTATTGCTTGCAATCTTGCTAAAATAAATAGAAAGGCGAGTGGAAAATAGCGCCAAATTTCAAAAAAGATAACTGTGGTTAAAGCT